AAAACATAGTTCTTGGAGAAAATAAAAAAGTAGATCTTCAACAAAGCATTGGTAGGTATGTAGGAGAAGCTTTAGAATCTGGAAAAATATCTTTTGAACAAGCAGACGAACTTTCTCAAGTATTAACTGCTCGTTTTATTATGGGAGAAAAGAGTGGAAAGTCTATTGTAGTTGGAGCCAAAGATATCCAGACTGCTACGTTGCTTGCTCAGTTTGATTCCGCAGTTATTCAGCTTGCGGACATAGGTGCTTCTGTCTATATGAATGGCTTTAGGAATACTATTAAAAGCTTAATTCCGGCGGCAAGGAAAAGAACAGAAACTTCTGCTGAAGACTTTGGAGTTATTAATAATATATCAGCAGATATAAACACTAATGGTGTCCTTGCCAATTCTCTTGACAACGTAATGACATGGAGTGGGTTTAAGTTTATAGACAGGTTAGGTAAAGACACTTTCATTAGTGCTGCATATAAAAATAATACTCAACTAGCCAGAAGTAACCCACAGAAAATTGCACAGAAATGGGGCAATGTTTTTGGAGATGAGACGCAGGCTTTAATAGAAGATCTTAAAGCAGGAAGAATGTCTGATAATGTAAAGCTATTATTGTTTAATCAGCTTTCAGACATACAACCTATAACTCTTTCGGAAATGCCTAGAGCTTATTTAAATAGTCCCAACGGTAGAATATTTTATGCCTTAAAAAGCTTTGCTTTAAAACAGCTGGACATTATGCGTAGAGATTTTGCAACTCAAGTAGCAAAAGGTAATTACAAAGAGGGCTTTACAAACCTTGCCAGCTATGCGGCCAGTATTGGTTTAGCGGGAGGATCTGTTGGTCTTGCACGAGACGCGATGCAAACCAAAGAGCTGGACATAGACAAGTTCCCTGATAAAGTTTTTGAAACTTGGATGGCTATTGGGTTTTTAAACAAGTACGCTAGAGAGCGTCAACTGAGCGAAGGGTTTGTAGGTCAGTGGGGAGCCAGTATTCTTACGCCAGCCATTGTTAGTATGCTAGACGAAGGCGGTAAATCTTTAGTTGATCTAGCAACTCAGGAAGAAGACTCAGAATCTTTTAACAGAGTAATGGCTAAGGTTCCGGTGATAGGCAAAGCAGCTTACTACTGGCTACTTGGTGGTGCTGAACGTAAGATTGAAAGAGAAAGAAAAGAAGAAGAAAGACAGCGTAGAAAACAACTAGGCATTAATTAAAACTAGGGGGCTTTATGCCCCCTTTGTTTTAGATCTCACAGACTCCGGAAACACACGCTAACGTCTGCATTGCTTCCGTATTATCGTCAGCTTCTACGATGTCCCAAGCAAACTGTTTGGGCATATCTTTAGACAGCTTTTGATATAGGTCTTTGTCTATCTTCTGATATGGGGCTTGCTTGTAGACATGCTCAGCTTCCGGTAGGAAACTAATGCCGCTAACGCTATCAAAGTTTTCCCAAATCCACTGACAGACTGCAAAGAAGTTATCGTCGTTGTAGTAACAGGTCATTGAGGGCTTATGCTCACACCAATGATCTTGATACACTTTCCATAGCTTCAACTGCTCCATAGCACCCATGTCTTCCACTGTGACTGCTTTGGTTGGTGACTTCTGTGGGAACGAGAAGACCCAGTTATGTTGATTCATGATGTCTTCCTCATGAGGGAAGCCAGCTTCAATCATAGCAGTCGCTAGTGGGTCTTTCTTATCTGCACGTACTGTACGGATATAATACTCACTGAATCGTGGATGAATACCGGAAGCACTGTCCGTTAGCTGTGAGACAGTCCCAGAGGGCTTTACGCACGTTATAGCAGCGGATTGATTAATCCCCAGCTTATTAGCCCAATATCGGTTTGTGTCTACTGCAATCTTTCTGAGGCTGTCTAGAAGCTTGCTGAGGGCCTCTTCTCCAGTAGACCCATTGGTTAGCTTACAGTCCATAATCCCCGTCAGAGAGACACCTAGAAGTGCTTCCTCCTCCGTATTCTTCTTCCAAATGTTTCTCAAGTATCGAAAGTCCGTCAGAGTCGCTTGGAGCGTACCCATGATGGTAGCGAGACGTACTTTGTCCTTCAGAGTATTTTCTGTATCGTCTGCACGTACAACCACTTCAGATAGGTTACAGAATTGATAAGGCCTCAAGATAATTTCAGAACAAGGATTGGTTCCAAACTTATGAGTCGCATCACGCCTTTCGTTACGTGCTGCTACCTTCTGTGCTGCTACACGGCTGAAGATTCCACGCTCGCCAGACTTAGATTCATAGAGTCTCTTCATCTCAGATGAGTAAGTATCAAAGTCAGGCTTTTCAGAATAGACTGCGCTGTTGTTCGCCAACGCTCGCTGCCCATTAGTAAGATACCATTCGCCATTCTTGGCATTAGCCATCCGATTGTCTGTTACGTTGCTTAAACTAATAAGAGCAGACCTACGTACTCCACCTACTACAACAATGTCAGCTATCTTACAGACCAAATCGTGACACTCAAGAGACGTAAGCTTGCGTCCAGCAGCAGACTTAAACAGGTCTACGGAAAAGTTAAACAGATCCGCAAGAGGCTCAGGACCAGACGCTCTGCCACCAAAGGTCTTTAGCCTAGCTCCCGCTGGCCTAACGCGAGTCAAGTCACACTTAGGAATCTTTCCAGCGTACAACAAACTAATCAACTCTCTGAAGCCACTTGCCCAGCCTACCTTACTGTCAGACACAACAATGGTAGTCTCTGTGTCATGAAATGTGTCTGCCACTGTAGGCAACTGCTGCACGTAGTCTCTTTCGACACTGAAGCCAACACCTGTACCGTTGAGAAGTATATACATCAACTCATCAAAGGATCTGGGGCTGTCAATGGGCAGATACGAACAGTTAAACCCTGCTACATTGTCTCTGTCCAGAGCAGGGCCAGCTGTCATCATACAGCGCATAGAAGGCATCACCTTCAGATCCAAAATGGCTTTCTTTATCTCTGCTGCAACATCAGACGTAATCTGTGCTCTATTTTTCCAAAAGTATTCGACGTATCGGTTTACAGTCTCTTCCCATGTTTCCCTACGTTGCTCGTCGTCCAAATACCTAGCGTATCTTGATTTATGTATGTATTGTTGATATTGGTCCATTAGATTTCGTAGTCTCCTCTTGTAATCAATGCTAGCTTAATTTGGTCCAGTAAAAAGTAAAGATCCTGTGTGTCTATATTCGTAGAGATGACTACAAAGTCCTCTGATTTCACGATACAGAAGGCGTCCTCGTATTTCTCTAGATCCTCCACTGAAGTAACAGCTGAAAATACTGATGGTACTGGAATCTTTTCTGACTTCCCATTAAAATTTCCCTGTATTACTTTCATTCATAGGCTTCCTGTTCTTTTATCATTCTGTCCAAGTACCACTGAGCCTTCTTTAGATCCTGTATGCCGTTCTTGTATCGCCATCTGTGTAGATATTTATGTACATTGCCTTCACAGTATTCCACAATACACTCGCCTAATTGCTGCTTAATGTAGTCTATAGCTTCAATACCGCCTTTGTTATAGTGAGGAGGCTTATGCACCAGTGCGTCCCACTCTTCCGGCTTAGCGTTGTCTATAGCTGCATTGTCCAGCCTATACTTAGTCCTCTGTTTCATCGAAGTATTCCTCTAAATCTTCAAACTTGTGTAGATTCTGTAATAGTCTGTACTCAAATGCGTCTAGTAGTTCTTCGGCACTGATGTCTAAAACCTCACACAGCAAATCTACGTCATATTCCTGTAGTATGCGTTCTTTTAGTTCGTCAACCAGCATTGGCATAATCAATCAACTCATTAACTGTGGCTATGGTATAAAATTTAAATCCCTCTTTAGTACACCACTGGCCCATTGTCATCTTGGCCCCTTTACGTACCTTCTTGTTTGGGTCAGACAGGACAAAGACTAACTCTTGATCTGTGTCCAGACAGTTCCGTATGGACTTGTACTTGAGTACCTCTCCCTCCCTGAAGAACCCTTTACACTCTACAAACAACCAATCTTGAAAGACAAAATCAGGTTTGTACCTTCTTTCCATTACATAGTCTATGTCGTATGGTTCATACTCCATGAACTTACGGGGCAGAGCTTCCGCAAACTTCTTCTCCAGCCCCGATCTATAGCGTCCATACTTTTTAGAAACCATCTACTGCCTCCACAACGAAAGGTTCCTTAACGATCTTTGTGAAGAACTTTGGACCATTTGCGTAGATAAAAGTACGCAATTCTGGGTAACAATGTTCTTTGAATTGACAGTAAGAACAACCAACGTCTAAACGCATGTTTCCAGCTTTTCCATCCGGTAC